TTTTTTTTTTTTTTTATAGGTTGTATGCCAGTTGTAAATACCACGTGGTCGAACCACTCACAGGAACCCAAGCTGACAGCCCTATAGCCTTCTAACAGAAATGCAAGGAGGTCCAACCTCACTAGAATGCACTTTTGTTATGCGGCAGTAACACGGAAGCACAAGAAAGCAGACAGAAAAACAGACAGTAAATAAATGACGGTAAATAAAACCAGTCCCTTCAAAACAAAGTAAATAAACGAAGGGATGGGTACAAACAAAGTCTACATTTGGCGGACCCCAAGAAGGGTGTGCATGTTGGCATTGACGTCTGTTGCGACATGCCTTTCCGTGTTTTCTTCAATGGTAGAGACGTTTCCATCTAGACCAAAGAGACGTGTATTGGTGTTAACCAGTGCAGCCGCCTTCATCTGCAAATGAGCCTCTCGGGCTCTGTTTGGTGTGCGTGAGTTCATTTCATAAAAATCAAAAGCATACCTAGCCAAGCTCACATCACGCAAGTTACGAACCTGGGCAAAACGTGGTATGTATGGTTTTTCAGAATTGCGGAATTCAATATATGCCTCTGCCGCATCAGAGAAATGGCGCATAATTTGCCGAAGTGTGGGTTTAGCATTCTCAACGAACGGTTTCAAGGGAAACTCCACCTGCTCCTCACCTTCCATCATTGTCCACACCCCATTAATGTTTGGTGAAGTTCCATTTTCAATGCACCAGACCATAAATCCATTGAGGACAACTTTCATTTGCTCCTCACTAATTTCCAACTCTTGTCTCGTAACATTGATCCAGTTTTCAAATTGCCCGTGGGTTGCGCGTGCATTTGACAAATCCTCTTGCTCAGGCTTATAACTCACCAAATGTTCCAAGTTAAGCACTATGCCGCTCTTAACCTTGGGCATCTTCATGTTCCTTCCCATCTTACTGAGCCTTGGAACCATTTGCCCCTTGCTTCCAGCATCCACATCCTTGTCCTTTACTGATATGGCACTAGGCCCGGCATTTGGAATGACTTCTTTGTTCTTATCATTCTTTTTGGCATCAGCGCCGGCGTCCTTCTCCTCCCCTGACTGCAAAGTTACAACATCTTCCTCTCCAATATCTCGATCATCTGATAGAGCAATGTAGTACTCCTCTAAGGCAGATTCTGCAGCGTCTTGGTCTGTATATAATTTGCGTAACGCAGTTTCGGCAATATAGGGAAAAGAACCATTCTTGTTGGCGTTTTGCATCTCTGGTTTTGTGACGAGCCAATAATAGAAACTTCGGATCTGTTGAAGAAGCTCATCATAGCCCCATGCCTCTATCATAGCCGCACATATTGCCTCTGCACGATGTGAAATCTCAGTTGATCGATCCCACTCCAATATTGACACAATCCGCTCAATATCTAATTTCGGAATATACATTCCATCTCTTTCAAGCCCTCGGTGAGACATGAACTCCAAATCTGCTTTATCAAAACTGCGCTGAGAGAAGTCATATGATAATCCAAGCTCTTGAAAAGACTCTTTCATTCCGTCCAGAACATGTTCAAAATCAGGTCGCACTGCTATGATAAGGTCGTCACCATTTGCAAAGAACTTGAAAATATCGTCGAACTCATCATAATTGTTGAGACACCGACCCACACTGTAATACACAGCCAGAATGACCATCAAGGTGTTGTCAACAACAGTTGAGGGTTGCCCGCTGTTGTTTCCTTTGAATTTCTTGACGACCGTTCCGTCCGGTGTTAAGATGGGTGTGTACACAACCTCCGTATACAGATTTTCGAGCATGTGGTGTCCGATCCACCAATCTTCCATGAAAAACTGTCGAATGTGTATTATTGCATTGATAAGATAAGGTGTTAATGAGCTGTCAAAGCGAGAACCATCAGCGTGACAATACACCCAACCCACTGGTAAGGATTGCAGTAATTTGTTCCAACCTCCATAGAACTTAGTCATTCCAACAGTCCAGGGGCCTCTCAGATTTAGCTCATAAAACCTGTTATTAAAATCATCAACACACACTTTTGCACCAAGCAATGTGTCAATTGGTGCTGCTGTGAAAGTCCTGGTTTTATTCTCTTTCAGTTTTTCAATTGGCCGCAACTCAGCCTTTAAGGACCCATTCCAAACGCCCATGTTCCCATCAAAAAGCCTCTCACAGCTTAATCGAATCAATTTCTCTTTTTCGAGTTCAGTCATGCTCTCAAAATATTCTTTCTTCTTCCCTTTGTATAGAGCTCCAACGGACGCCTTCATATTTAATGAATTAAGAATCTCGTCTGGGTCTGTAACAAAGAGACACTCCCCAAAGTCCAGCTCCATTAGCAATAAAATGACTTCATGCAATGCCAGCTCAAAACGAACAGTGTCGACAGTTCCAACAGCAATGTTTGATTTGTACTTGAAGAAGTCTTTCTTGAAAGCTTCCTTATTTAGCTTGCTGGGCCCATAATGTGAAAGGAATGGTGTGAAATACTCCCTAGCCTCTGGATTCTCGTTCAGGTATGATTGAAAATACCCACACTTGCCTTTCACAACATGTTTTGTAACAAGCTGGCTTTCGGCCTCCCCTACAGCCCTCAAATTCTCTCCCAAATCACGATACACCCACTTGTCTTGGACGGCTTGTTCTCTAACAATATCCTCCTGATCGAAGCTTAAATCTCTCGCTATCTTCGCCATCTTAAAAGCTGCGTCTGTTTCATCACATGCATAAGATAGCTTTCCCCACAAGATCTTGTCAACATTAAACTTCCAATGCTTTGTCCATTCAACTGTGTCCATCGAGGCCAGTATTTTCTCCTCAAAGTCATCAGGAAACGTCACAAAATAATTCTTTTCGCTCATCTTCCCCTCGAGACCATGAATTCCTACAATAAAACCATCCTTTGTGCTAACCAGTGGCGAACCGCAGTTCCCATCCCTTGTGGAAACCCAATGCTTCCAGTAAAAACACCCTTCTGTAGGCATAACAGCTGTTGTTTCTGAGACACAACTACTGAGACTCTTCTGTTGAAATAGGGATTCAACGAGACAACATTTCTCATTCTCCAACGGGTGACGAAAACGAAGTTTTCGTGGAAATGGCGGGAAGTCTTTGGGAAGCTGAACAAGGATCATGTCTCGCCCTTTTAAATGGTGCACTTTGAGTTGTGTGGTATTCGAAATTGTGAACTGCCCCAATGAAGTATTAACTTCTAGGGCTCCATTATTTCGTGAGAATAGATGCCCTGGTGCGATGAGAATTGATCCATATCCTATTGCAAACATGCTTGTACTGAACCCGTCAGATATGTTTGTGATCTTACATATGGACCTTGCAATTGGGTTGTAATCCCGTGGACCCCTCATAAGTGACTTCCCCTCTAGTTGCACAACATCAGCAGGTTTGGGAACTTCTTCATATGGTATCTCAATAGCCGGCCCAGTTTGCCGCAACTCGAATTGCCTTTCAGCAAAGCCAGCTACTGTTCCATTGCGACATATCTGCATTGGATTATGTGGTCTCATGTCAACTTGCAAAGCCTTCTTGGTCTTCTGATTTACAAAGAAAGCCTTGACACCAGGTCCTTGTCGAACGTAATCGATCACATCTTCATTCTCTTCTATGGCCTTGTTCCGAGCTTCTGTGATCTCTTCCTGCACTAGAGGTATGTTCGGCAATGGAGATTCATCAATGGTAACTCCAGTAACTGGATCTAGGAAACGCACAAATGTGTACTCACTGGGGTCAAACCCATACAGATGCACGAAATTGCGAGTTTTGAACCCATTCCCTTTATTTTTGTTATTGTTACCCTTGACTCTTCCTCTTTTGTTGTAGGCCTCCCCAAATGTGTGTTCAGCAGTTCCATCATCATAGAAAGTCATTTGTCCCACTTTCTTGTCTCTGGCATCCCGGAACTTTAACTTTTGAGTTTTCCTCTTCCCTTGGTGCACCACAATATCACTCGTCTCATTTTTGAAGTAATCCCAAAGCATCCATAGACCTCCTATTGCTGTCATTCCAGCAATCAACAGATCGTTGGTTGCTAAAGATTTGTTCCACTTACCTTTTAAGCCTAACTTCTCTACAACATCTTCTTTATGCTGCAACCTAACTACGTCCAGCACTCCATAAGGCATCAGTGAATCTGGCTTGGATAGATCATGTGTGGCTGTGCTGAACTCCAGAATTTGTGATCTGGCCGTCTGGAGAGCCGCAATGTTATGACTTGTGTGGTCTTGCAGATACCGATTTTTGACTCGGGTTACGAGTCCTTGTAGTGAAAAGCTGTGTGTGCTTAAAGATGATATGGAAGTCTCAAAATGAGCCTTCTTCCGCTGCTCCTCAATGATCAATTGGTCTATTATTCCTATTGTCTTGGAAAGCGCAGTCGGCTCTGTGGTCAGAGTATAAGCAACTTTACATGCATTTGCCAATGTTAAGCGTCCAAAACCAGCGTCACTCCTATTTTCTAGCACAATTTGCCACACTCGCTCATAAAGAGTTTCAGGTATGTTGTTTGAAAAGAAGGGAATTTTTGTTGTTTCTTCCACATTCATTCTCACTCCATACTTCTTGTACTCGCCTGAGCTAATCCATTTTGAAGTGCAAGCATTTGGTATTGCAAGTGTGCTAAGCAGGATCTCGGAATCTCTCAATTTGAAGTTCTTCAAAGTTTCATGAATCATGGGGTGCATGGTGCCATTGTACAAAACCAGATCCACCATGAAAAAGCATGGTAACTCGAAATGCATCATACAACGTGCCTGGTTCACCGTGCACTTGGATAGCAAACTAGTTGTTACGTTATGGGTCATCACTGGTAAGCCATAAGCGAAACAGAGGAATGCGGCCTCTGTAGCAATACTCACAGGAATTTCACTTATCCCTTTAAAAGTCTCTCCAATGCGCAAGCCAACCCCTGGTTTCACACGACCAACACGCCCGAGCCTCTGGATTCGCTCCCCATATGAAATAGGGATTTTCTTATAAGACATGCTCCTAAGATCACTATCCAACTCGGCCTGTACTTTGACTCCAAAATCGACAACCACATCTATGTCCAGAGTGACTCCATTTTCAATGATGTTAGTTGCGACGATGAAGTGTTTCTTTGCAGCGGTCCCCCTAGTAGCGATCTCGACATTTCCAAGCTTCATCGTCCTGCCATCAACTTTTGTTACTAGGAAGCCCTTCTCTAGCAAGAGTTTACTCAACGTGTCTACCTCATTGTAGCTCGCCACATACACAAGTATGTTATCTCCATCTTTTGTGACATCTAGATTGCTACCTGTCTCTTGTGCCTGGGCAAAATTTTGCAAGCTCGCCCGCTCTTCGATTCTCAATTTCACAGGATACTGTGTTGTAAATTCACATTCCCTGCCTGGAGGGGTTGCCGATACCTTCAATATCTTTCCCACGAAACTGTACTCCTTCAACAAGCAATAGAAGGCCATCCCAGCTGCATCAATAACATGACACTCATCAATTATGACAAAGTCATATTTGGCAAGTTGCTCTTGATTATGTGCATAGTAGTGTAGGGCAAACCCACTTGTCATAACAGTGATATTACTCGAACCAAAGGTGCTCATCCCCCGCATTCTCAAGGTAGCATTATTGTAGAAAGGTTCCTTGTGGAGCTGCTTCGTTACATTTTCCGCAAGGGGTCTCGTTGGCTCAATAATCAAAACTGCTCCTTTCTTGCTCAACTGATGTGGTAATCCGGTCGATTTACCGGAACCGACAGCACCTCTAATTAAGAATTCTTGCTCAGTTGCTGTCTGGATAGCATTACAAACTTGAACTACAGTCGCTCTCGTGAATTCGAGGAAAGTCCCCGTGCTTCTGTAGTGTGGCACTATTCTGTTCTGTTCTAATTGCAGCTGCCACCATGTTTCAAAGCGTTTGTCATTTATTTCATTCGCTGCTATTACGTCTGTGTTCAGTGTGAAATCAACTGTCTCTCTCTTCTCATCCTCGATACTCAGCACCTCATCAAGAGACTGGAGGCGGACAACATCCTCCATAGTACCAAAGACTGTTTTAATCTTCCCGAGGCACTTGAACACAGCATCACTCTTCTTATCATCAAACATCATAGTTATTAACGCCATGAATGCTATGATTTTCTCAAAGTTCTTTTCCAAATATGTTTTACTTTGGAGCCGAACCTTGTTGTAAATCTTACTCATGTAAAAAGAATGCAACTCCGTGTCAGTGTTCTCCAAATGCCCTAGGAATTCCTCTTCCGTTGGCAGACCCTGTGTTTGCGTGTAAACGGAGTGAATTTCAGAGATCTCGTTCGCCTTCATTCGAAAGTCATCGATTCGCTCCCTCCGCTTGAGCTCTCTGTTTTCCCTGACATGTTTCTTGACAAAATCGATCACTTGCACAAGTAAATTGACCACCAGCAAAACGTTCACCAAATATACTATGTCGGCCAAGCAATACTGCAGTACACCCACTGTGCGATTCACTACTGCCCGTTTGATCACCTCAGTGCTTCTCTCTACTTGGCGGCCAACAAACTTTCTTGCCCCAATTCGGGCTGCCGCAATCTTTCCACAAAGCCAGTTGTACGATACTACGTATTTGGCTTCTACCTCGCTCCCACTTCCTTCTGGCAAAACGTCGGAGGAGTATTTCTTTCGTCTGTAGCAATGCTTTATTAGCGAGAATTTTTCCAACCAACTTAAGCCTTGCCACTCCTTGTGCAATCTGTCCGCGTAGATTTTTTCCCATGTGTCATACAGCTTTTCATTGATCGTGATGAATCCATTTGCTTGTAACTGGGAATCAACAACAACTCGATCCGCGATGCATTCTAAAAACTGTTTGACCACAACAGATGTGGCTGTAGCGTCATTCAAATTCTCCATGAGCATCAGTATTTGTTGTGCACTTTGGTTGATGCAGTGAATTTGCTCAAAAACAACGCTAGCCCTTGAAATTTTCTGAGCAAGGAATGATAACATTGTCAGTGCGGCACAAAGATCTGTGTCTCGTGTGATCCAGTGTGATAGAGCTATGTCCAATCCGCCCACATTGTATAAAGCATTGATCAGTTTTGGCGATACAAGACATAAAAACAGCACATATGGATCATTTTCAATGAGTGCTATCAGCTCTTTTGGTCTGTAAACGCTTTTTATGAGAGCGACTTCAAGGCTGATTCGCTTGCTTTCGTCCTTAGTGCCTCCAACTCGATAGAATTTCATTTCACCCTCTAAAGATTCATTGGCAAATGGCAAAAGTTGTTGCACTGTGCCGGCTTTAAGGACATGGTAGCCTGTGCTGAGTGAGCCATATGAATCAATAACATGCATTATTTGTGCTTCATGGTCAACTAGGATTCGAGGCAATTCTGCGTTTCTCGTCTCCGGGTGAAAAACAGTCAAGATGTAACACGCTGTTGCTAGATCATGCATTGTCGGCCATGTACCTAGCATCGGTATAATTGTATCCCGTACAATTTTTGTGAAATCCTTCGCACTTTCTTCGTGAACGTTAACGAGCATGGCGAGGAAAATATTTAAGTAACAATACCCCTCCTTTGCTATGTACATCTTCAACTCGTCGAATGCTGGCAAATCAACGTATTTCGGATCACCAGTGTTTCCTATAACGAGATGACTTTTGGTTGGACTTTTGAGGGTTGAGAATACAGGATTCCCAACATCATCTGTAACACAGCAACATGTATGTACAAAGGACGGGTCCCTTGAAATGCATGATTCTGAAATTGGCAACCTCTTCACACTGATCCCCTCTAGTGCTTTTCGTGCTCTAGTTAGACTCAGCGGAACGATGAGGTGTCCAATAGCTAAAAGCCTCATGCCATTTGGGTTCTTTCGCTCAATATATTTCTGGTAACCATTCCCAGGCTCCACAATTTCAAAGAAGTTAGAGAACAAACGCTTTGAATGATACCCGCGCTCTCCCCATATGAAATTACCATTTTTGTCGCACTGGTTATCACATAAGAGGGAGAAATTTATGGAGGTTTTGCTTGATGCTTTATTCCTAAAAACCGCAACATCGCCCTTGGAAATCTGAGACAAGTGATTCTTGAACCAACGGGTGAGTTCCAAAAGTTTGTCCGCTGCTCCAGCTAGTTCCTCAGGCGTTGCAATTGCTCCTTTGAGCAAAGCTTTTTGGATCTCAAGAATGTGCTGCATTTGTGTTGCTTTCGAGCTCTGTGCAATTCTTGTGATTTCATTCAGTGCTGTTAGATTTCCATTGTGGACGCTGGTCCGTTTAATGTGATTTAGCACTGTGCCTACGGTCTTCCATTTCTCCAAAAGTGGTTGCAGTTTGTTTTCTCGCTCACGAAACAATTCTGACAGTCTCTCGTAATATTCCTCAGTTCCCATTTTCTCCAAAATTGTTCGACAGTGTGGGCATGAAACTTTTGTGCACGGGTGCACACTCTGGAAAATCGCTGCAACGATTTCCCCACAGGCTTCATTGTTTAAATCCGTGGTGCATTCATGCTGAGAGCTAGATGCTAAACCATCAAAAGTTCTTTTCCAACCTCGCCAAAACTCGTGCTCGAAAGAGCTATAATGTACCATTTTGTGCATTGTGAAATCGCTAACTTTGCACCTAGCATCAATCAGTTTGCCCTCGAACCGGCCTCTAACAACTATCGAGTTGTAATCACGACACACTTCCCGAATAACAGTTCGGGGAAAGATTGCACCACTAAACCCTTGCTTGATTTGATCATTCCTAAAGCGCAAGTGTCTGTTTAGTTTACCTAGAATGTCAATTTCATCATTGAACAACCTGGGATCAACTTCGCGACGTTTCTTCACACCCACTTCGTGTGGGAGCTGCACGCACGCAATACTCTGCCCTTCAACTCGTTTAAAGTGTGCACGTAAAACCTTCTTCTTCTTCACAATCTCAAATGTTGTGCGATTCTTTTTCGCAATTTTCACGAGACTTAGTAGAATCGCACGTGGCGATCCTTCCACTGGGTTGTGGAGCTTCCTATGTCTCTTTGCCTCGCCCCTCTTGAGAGGAGTTTTGATACTGCGCTTGTAGTGCGTAGTTCGGAATCCTATGTGTTCACCACGTGCCACCAAAGTACGAATCTTAACGTGACCAATCGTTGCCTTATCTTCAAGCTCCCCTTTAAAGAAAGCTTCCTCAAAGGCACTAGCCTCACGCATTTCAGATATGCGCGCTTCCACCACTTTGTCGTTGGCCGGTTTAATGCACCAAGAGCTGGCTTTCTTAACGATTTTCCCGAAGCGCTTTCTGCCCAACTCGGCCTTGATTTCTGGTTTATTGAAGAAAAGTTGGAATATATCTTCCGTATTCCGCGTTTCCTTAGAGATCATTGCCCGCGCCACTATTTGGTTCAGGCGGGCACTGGGTGGTACGTACAGCTTCTTTTCAATAGCAGCTGGAGCTACACTCCATGCTCGTTCCATCCGTTCGCGCGAGAAATCGATGGTACCAAATTGAATTTGTGCTGAAGCCATAATTTCAGATCAGATTGATTCAAGGAAAAAGAAAATTCACTAATGAAATTACTCACGTTTATCAAGTGTTACAATGACTTGTTGTGAATGCTAGTGAAATCGTGTGCGTTTGTAGTTGTTGTTATGTGTTGTGTTGAGAGATTTAAATTT